CCCACGTTGTTCTGAACGGGATAGCCCCAAGGGTTTGTTTGGTTTGTTGCGTTACCAGTTTTGGCAACGAACTGAGCATCAGAGCCAGCAACTGGCATGACGCGAGAGCCCATGCGGAATGGGTTGGCGTAACGCAAAGCTGCGAACGCATCATCAAATACTGCACGACCACCCACACCAGAACCGGAGCCAGTGATTGCAGAGGCTTCTTTCAGGTCGATTGTGACTGTCTTGCCTTCAGTGATGGCTTGCTTGATACCGGAGAGGATTTTTTCAGTGATGGTCATGGCAATTTCCTAAATTGAGGGCGCAAAAAGGAGGGGCCGGAGCCCCTCACTTTTAATCTCACGCAGCAGTTGCTGTGGAGCGATAACGAACGCCAGCGAAAGGATCGCGGATAGAAGTTGCCAGACGTTTCTCACCAAAGAAGGTGATGTAGCCGGGCAAAGTCTGATCGTAACGGCGCATGACCATGTTCAAGCGGTCAATGATGGTGTGGAAACGGCTCCAGTCAGCAAAGTACGCAGGGTACAAGCTGGAGGTGCCAGCATCACCAACAGTAGTCTGGCTAGGAGTGTCCAGATACTTGTTGACGACCACATCAAAGCCCAACAGACGACCAACGATGCCGTTTGTTTCCAGAGGAGACATACGTTCAAACACTGGAGTGCCGTTGTCATCAACCAAGCCACGGATTTGGGCCAAGAAGACGGGGCTGACCACAAACTTGGCGCTTTCAGTCCAGTACTGCTGTGGCAGTGCGTAGATGAAGTTAATCAAGTCTTTGTAGGTCACGTTGCCAGCACCAACAGTGTTGCCGTTAGTGGTCAACTGATCGTAAGTAGCAACGCTGTGCAAGCCAGAGCTAGAGCCAGTGCCAGACGAGCCAAAAGCAGCAGTGGAGGTTGTACCGCCAGTGTATGTGCTGTTAGCGCCGCCGTATTGGTCCAAGCCGCGCAGACCATCAGCACCGCCGTATGCAGTGTCAGAGCCAGTGCCGGTTTGGTCATTGTTCTGGATCATCGACAGGGCTTCATTCTGAGCGAATTCCATCAGCATGTCGTCAACCACATTGGCTTCCAAGCCATCAATGTCGTCCAAAGCCGCAGTACGGATTGGGAACTGAACGTTGATGTCCTTCAACACCACTTGCCAGATGGAAGTGTTTTCAGTTGTAGGAGTGCCGTTGTTCTGGATGCCGTAGCCCCATTGAGCGCCAGCATTGCCGGTCTTGACACGGAACTGATAGCTGGAGCCGTCAGTAGCCACAGTGCGAGACACGCCGCGCAAGGGGTTAGCCAAACGCAGAGCAGCAAACACAGGATCGTAAGCTGTACGACCACCCTTGCCATCACCGCCAGCGGTCAAGGCAGAGGCTTCTTTCATGTACGCATCGGCTTGCGATTCGTCAGCAAAGATTTGCAGTTCTTTTTGGAAGCTGGATTTGCCAGCAACGATTGCCTTCAGTTGCTCACGAACCGACTTGTTCACATCGCCGCGAACAGTCTTTTCAGGCTTGATGACAGCAGGAGCTTGCACTGAGGCAACTTTGGCTTCCAGAGCAGCAACCATTTCGCTGAATTCGGCCTTGATGGCTTCAACAGCAGCAGGAATTTTGGCTTCAACAGCCACAATGCTTTCGGCCTGTTTGGCTTCGATAGCATCCAATTTTTCGATGATTTCTTTGGACATGATTAACCTTTCAGTCGTTTGTCGAGGAGTTTAAGAAACTCACGTTGCTCAAGAGCAGCGAGAATTTCAGCTTCGGTTGCCTCCACATCAGAATCACTCTGAGTTGGCGCAGTTCCAATCGGGTCTTTCGCAACATCACGCTGTTCAATAACCGACTTGAATACAGATGCGGCGGCAACCGACATCTGCTTGGACAGACCTGCATCCCGCAGGGCTTCTTCCAATACTTTGAGGTCAGCAGAGCCGTCTTCACGGAAATACTCTAGCTTTTTGACCTCAGCTTTTGGATTGTTTGGGTACATCACCACGCTAGTTTCACGCAGACCGCCTTTGGTAATTTGGAAGTAGCCTTCATCCCAATACTCACCGGAACCAGCCGGGAATACAGAGCCATCTTCCTTCACCCACTGGTATTCGTCAGCATATGCGCCAACAGACACACCGCCAAACATATTGGGAGATTCGGACATGACTTGGTACAAATCGGAACCAGCAGTTGTGTTTAAGAACAAACGGCCTTTGGCGCTCATGCCTTCTTCATCCATTTCCAACTCAGTCCACTCGCCCACAGGCATAGTATCTGAGTTGTGATTCAGAAACATGGGCAGAGGACGGCCAGATTTGGCAAACTCGCTTGCCCAATCCATAAACCCTTCTGGCTTGTAGAAGAATTTGCGACCATCAGCGCCTTCACGAGCGCCCCAAGTGGTGATACGAGCTTCAATCTTTCCTGTCGGTTCGCCGTTTGCGGCCTTTTCGGACAGGTTCAGTTTTGCTTCGCAGATTAGATTCAGTTGCTTCATTGATTGCCCCTAAAGCAATGGATTGATTGTTGTCCTGTATTTTAGGGGTTTGCCCTAATGGTACGGGCAAATGTATTGATGGCCTAATGACCTGTTTTGCCAATGCTACCAGATATTTTGAATCAGTACGCATTTTTGTTCAAGTCTTGGAACCAATGTTGATCTTGCTTTTCTGACTTCCACCGCCACCGCCAGTGTCTTGGGCAGAACTTCCGGGTATCGGTTCTGCACCCTTTGTGTCTTTCACCAATTCATCAGCACCTTCTTTGGAGGGCATGCTCATGTACTCACGGGCTTCGTTTGGAGTCATGATTCCATTCTTCACACCAGCAGTTGCAAAGTTCATCTGGTCCAAAGGAGCGCCCTTCAAGAAGTTCTTGGTGTCAAACTCTACGCACAGACTTGGATAGCCTTGCAGTAAATGAAATTTCAGTTTTTCTTGAACGTTCACAATAATTGGATACATGGTGGACTTGTAGAACTCGTCCATCTGCGTTTGAGTATTGTTGAACTTGCTGTCCGAGATTCCAATCATGGCAGGAGGAACGCCAAACAAGCCGCAGATACGCTTCATGGTTTGCAACTTCAAAGCAGCAGCGTCAGCGTCCTGTAAGTTCAACATTTCCAGCTTCTGGTACTTCATGCCTTGGTCCAGCAACATGCCCTGACCGGGTTTGCTTGGGTCAGAGTTTTTGCTGCCAGTCATGTTGGCCCAAGCCTCTTTCAGACGGGCCGCAACCTCTTTGTACTTACCATCAGGGACGACTTGTTCAGTCACAAACATGCCAGAAGGCTTTGCGCCGTTCTGCATCACAAAGTTGGCATACAGGTCAATGTCTTGGTCAAGTCCAACAAGCTCAGTTGCCAAGATGCCCTTGTTGAAACCAGCCGAACCTTGCCAAGCCATCTCTTTGCAGTGCATGACTTGGTGCGCGGCCAATGGATCGTCCTTGCTGAAGCCGTAGCTTGGTGTAGACAGGCGGTAGGACGGGTAACGGGTTGGCGTGATTTGGGCGGCAATCAATGTGCTGTCCAAGATGTACATTTCCAGAGGAGTCTCGGTAGAGTTCTTCTGGTCTTTGCGCCACCACAGGGTAAATGCCTCACCAGACAACTCGTACCACATCAACCACTGATACCAGAACTCATACTTGCTCTGGAAGTTGTTGGGATTGCCGAGCAGTTTGGCAACTTGCTTGGCCTTGGCCTTGTCCCGAGTGCCAACTTTGTCAGAGCGAATGGCATCAACAGTCTGACCATCCTCTGTCTCGTAGCAAACCTTGATTGGCAACTGAGCAAGAGCACGAGCCTTCAAGCCAACGCAGGCCATGATGGTGCTGTTGCGACTCAGGACAGACATGTCCACACTACGACCAGCAGCCGTGGCGCTGGAGGTGGTCACATACAGAATCTGGGTATTGACCGTAGGCTTCTTATTATTGCCCTGATAGACAATGTTGTTGCCCAAAGCAGTCTGACCGAACAGTGTGTTCGCTTCATTTTGGGCTGTATTTTTGCCCTTGAAAACGTCAAGAATACCCATGATTCACTCCTATTTCCGCATACTTTACCACTCTAGCGACCTAAAGCCAAACGAATCGCTGACAAATACGTTGTCCAGATGGCAGTGCAAAGCCATAATCATTGCAATGATGCCGTCAACTTTGGCACTTGGGTCCGCTTCGTTCTTGCGGACCTTTACGTTTCCGTTTACATCAATGTAAACCTCGCAGTTTCCAAGCTGCCAGCCCACAAAAGGATTGCCATCATGCTTGATGGCCTTCTTTAAGATGAGTTGCTCAGTTGTCTTGGATGGGTTTGACAGCACAGCCATGCTTTGACCAACCTTCTTGACTGGCAAGCCTTCTGCGTACAAGTTCGCCACCAAGGCCGCTGCGTTGTACGGGTCAAACCCAACTTCCTTGACATCAAACTTCTCACATTGCTGCTTGATGAATGATTCGATCTCGTTTAAGTCGGTCACGTTGCCGGGAGTCAGGCGCAAGATGCCAGTCCGGTGCGCTTCCATGTACACAGATTTGTAGTGGTTTGGAACAAAGTCCAAGGATTCCTCTGGCAAGAAGAATTGGAACTGAGCATAGAAATCTTCTTCGGCATATCGGTGCAAAGTCACCACAGCGTTCAAATCTCGGGTGTGCGCCAAGTCAAAACCAATGAAAGTCGATTCTGGTTTGTCAGCAGGCATCTTGTCCACAGACTCATCCCAAAACCTGCGATCAACCCAAGCAGAGTTGGCCGATACATAGATGTTGAGCTGCTTGCACAGAAACTCGTTCAGGGAAGCAGGCTTGGCGGCGGCTTCTTCGGCCATGTGCTGGATGTGTTCGGTCGTGACCGAAACCCCAAGCATCGGATTGGCCTTGCCCCAGACATCAGGGTTGCTCCACTCGTCACCGGGATCAATGCTGTACAGCAAGCCGAACCAACGGAAGTTATCAGGAGCAGCGCCACGCAGGACTTGTCGGAAGTGGCTCAAGTCCTCATAGAACTTTGTTTCCTTAGTGAAGCTGGCTGTGGTCAAGTACATCCGCATCGGGTTCTTCCGTGCGCCCATACCCGAGTGCAACACCTCAATGGAGCCTCGCTCGGTGATCTGTGCCGCCTCATCAATCATGGCGCAGGATGGGTTTTTGCCGTCACCAGTCTTGCGGTTCTCACGGGACAGTGCCTTATAGGTGGAGGTTGAATCTCCAGCCTTCTTGAGTTCACTTCGGTAGGCAATGAACTTGGAGGCCAGTTCTGGCTTCATGCCCTCCACGATGGCCTTGGACGAATCAAAGCAAATGGATGCCTGTTCCCGGTTGGTCGCCAGCGTGAACACTTCAGCGCCAGCATCGCCAAACTGCAACTCGTACAGTGCAATGATGGACGCAATGGTGGTCTTGCCAGACTTGCGCGGTACGAACAAGATGATGTCCGTCACCCAACGGAATGAATGGTCGCGCCGGTCACGGAATCCGTAGATCGCGGCCAAGTACATGACTTGGAAGCCCTGCAACTCGATTGACTTGCCAGCCTCTGGCCCTTTGACATGTCGGCAGAACTTGACGAACTTCAGGATGTGTTCAGCCTTGGACGGCACGAATTCGTATGGCGAGTCCTTGCGCTCAACCATGTCCAAGAACCGCTGACAGGCAAGTTTGACATCCTCGCAAGCCTTGATGTCTCCCCGAACTACCCCAATCGCGTAAGCAAACGCAGGCTCAAGCAGTGGCGAATAGCTCATCTACATCACTCACTTTGGCTGTCAACTTTGGGCGACCACGGGCAACAAGACCCAACTCCGCAAGAATCTTAATGGCCTTGTCAGCCATCTCAGTGCGAATCTTGTACCAAGGACTTGCGGCCTCGCCAGAGTTGTACTGGTACAGATGTCCATCAGTGCGGATATTGATTTCAGCCGTCAGCAGGCTGTCAACCGTGATGACCAATGAGCCAATCAAGAACTCATCGCTGGCCGTGAGTGTGCCAGTCGAGCCTTCTACTTCTGCGCGAATCGCAGTTTCAAAAGCTGACTTGTCCCAAGTGTTTGGGTCTTCCAAGTATTTGAGGATGTGACGAGGTTTTTTTGCCATAAAGATGCCTTTTTGTCTTATCTGATGCAAGCGTACCACATCCGACCATCCCTTACACCCCCCTCTGACTTTACACCCCTGCGAAATTGACCCCGCGCCTGCTCCCGCGCCAAACCGCGAACTTTTAGTTCTCAAACGGCCATGCGGTAGTGCTCAAGTAGTACACGCGCAGCGCAGGCGGCAGCGGCTTGCGAACTCAGGTATTACTGCGCAGCGGTGCGAGAAACGAAACGATTACCGCGCAGGGCGGCGCGTCAGGCGGCAGGGAAGGCAGGCGGCAGGGAAGGCAGGCGGGGCAGGCGCTAGGCTTGCAGCATGGTGAACGGGTAATCCTGCTCGGTGTAATCCCGCATCGGCGCGGTGTAATGCCTGAAAATCCCCCGCTTTTCTAAGCCTGATTTCACGCCGTGGCACCCAGGGCAAAGCGACTGGAAAAGATTTCTAGTGAAGGCATGAGGCCCGATGGCTTGCCACGGGAAAACATGGTCAACGTGAGACGCTTCGGCTATGCGCCCGTCAACCATGCAAGCCGCGCAAAGCGGCTCATTAGATAGCTGCCGCGCCCGTATGCTTTCCCATGCTGCCCCCTTGTATTGAGAATTGAAAACCCTACGCTCAACCGTGGGTACTTTGCTGGGTGTATGCGCTTCACAATAGCGGCTCCCCTTCACGCTAGGGGCTTTACATTGGTATTCATCGCACTGATGACGGGGCATTGTGGGCATTTTTTGATTGTTTTTTATGGCGTGTTTTTGCACCCAGGGAAAAGTAAGAACACTTACTATCTAAAAAAATAGTACGTCTGTTTTCGCGGTTTTGCAAGTTTAACTAATCTTTCCCCTAGGGTAAATCCCTATAAAAAAAGGCATTGCGGCCTGACTTGTCCACAATTTTCTATGGCGTAATAGAGCCACGGTCAATCTTGACCGCCACCTTTAACGAACGGGTACACCATGAAAGCATATAAGCACCTCATCAAGCACGCTCTGAGCCTCAATTGCACTGTTTCAGTATGGGACGGTGAGGAATGGCAAGTTAAGCGCAGCACCTCATACAAGGCCATTGTCGAAGCGGTGGAATCAGTAGATGAAGCGTCTATCCGTATTCGTCAACTTGATGCCGTTATCGGCGGCGCTCTTGTTAGTGCCTATGGCCTTGAAGATGAGGAAACTGTAATCGACTATTCTGAATCTTCATTCATGCTTGAGTGGGCTGAATTGTATGAAGCCACCATCTAACAAGGGCGACACCATGAAAGCATTTTTTGAGCGTCACATAGACACCATCACCGCAGTGGGAGTTGCACTGGCTTTGCTGCCTTTGGCCCTTTCTTATTTTGATATTTTGACCTACTAACCCAATTTGAAAGACAAAACAATGAACCGCATTACTGAGAAGCACTTGCAAGCCATAGTTGACCGGTTAAACCGTATCACGGGTTCACCCGAAGCGCCCTACATTAACGGCAAAGCGCAGATAGGCAACTATCACTTAAGCCATGCCTATGGTGGCGTGTGCTTGCACCGCATGCACAATGACGGCGGCGGCGTATCTTCCCCCCTATCTACGGGCCACATTACAAAACGTGAGCTTTTAGGCTTGATTCACGCTTTTATCGCGGGAATCAACGAAGTAGAGGTGAGAGCATGAAAAAACCATTTTCTGAGCTTGCCGTGGGCGCGTTATTCATTCATAACGGGAACGTGTGCTTAAAGTTGACCACTCGCACCGCGCAGATTGTCCAATACGGGCGAACTTTCTATTTTTCCAAGAATGACATAGTAGAGGTGGCCGTATGATTTATGATTTTTACCGCAAAAAATCCGGCCCTGACTCCATCACGGCACACCGTAACCCTACGCCCTCAGAAATCCGCTTCGGGCATGGGGCTACGCATTACAAAGACTTTCCCCGTGAGTTGTGGGTTAAGCCTGACGGCTCCATCAAATTATGGACAATTTGCCCGCATGACGGCTTGCGCTATTACCGTTCACGCTATTAAGGGGAAAGCATGAGAAACAAAATTGTAGGAACCGCGCATTTTGGCCCGGTGTATGCCAAAAAAATCGACGTATGGATTAAGCAAAATTCAAACGTTCCCGGCAGTGAGCATACGGGCGGTTTCATTTACGCATGGTCGACCAATGCGGCAAGAACTTGCCGCGAAGCTATCGCCTCAGCGAAAGCGAAACACCCAGATTTTTCATTTATTGCAAATTTTGCGAAAGATTGACCCATGAAAATAGAAACCCGGCTCGAAACCATAGGGGGGCAGCTTGTCCCCATTCTTTTCTTTCCCGATGAGATAGAGAGAGATAAAACGATAGGCGCGTTTTCTGAGAGTGAAGGCCACTCTACCGCCTCCCGTGCTTATATGAGGCAGTGCAAGCCCCCCGCCACTGAGAGCGAGTATCTCGCTTGCTTTCAGGTTCTAAGGCGCTACTGTCAACGCTTTGAAGCATTCGCAAAAATCTAACGGTTCCCGCTAACCCGTAAAAGTGATAAGCCCTAGGGGGTGTCAGTAATGACACTTTCTAGGGCTTTTTTCTTGCGTCAACGGTTCCCGCTTACCCGTGAAAGCGATACGCCCTAGGGGGTTGCATTGGTTCGCCCATGCTATTCCCTAGGGCTTTTTTTTGGGCGCTTTGCGGGGCCATTTTGGGTGGCATAGCGCTAGGCTTGGCGGCAGCGAGACGGGCGGCTAGGCCTTCACGGCAGGCAGGCAAAGCGGCAGGGATACGGCAGGCGGCAGGCCATAACGGGCAGCGATATACGGCAGCACGGCAGGCAGGCGGCAAAGCATAGCGGCAGGCGGCAGGGTTTCAGGCGGCAGGCAGGGCAGGAAAGCGGCAGGGCAGCGCGGCAGGCAAAGCGGTACGGCAGGCGGCAGGGCGGCAGGCGGCAGGGCAGGCAAAACGGGCGGGTTTTGTAATACTTTTCCCCATAAAAGCGCCCAAAAAACCGACACCCGGCGCATGAGAACTAGGGTAAACCCTGTAATACTGTATGAACGTACAGTAATACTAGGGGTAAAAAAGTCCCTAAGCCAACTACGCATTCTTGAAAAAAAAATTTCAAGTTAAAAAAATGCCTAGACTGGCTAGGCAAAAAGTGGTTTTTTCAACCAACCAAGGAAAAATCACAAAAACTTTTGCATGGCTACCAATTGTTTTTCCACCAATTTAGTTGGCGATCTCCAATGATTTTCATCAACTCTGTATGAAATGACATCGGACTTCTGCTCTTTGTAGCCAGAAGCGTAAGCAGCTCGAGCAACTGACAGTGCTTTTGCTTTGGTGTCAAACGGGCCTTTAGAGCCCCAGAACCAACCTGATTGTTTCTTTACAAGTGGCATATCAGCTCAGACGGTTTAACAGGAATTCGGTGTGGCGGCACAAAGCGGCGATTTCATCCACGATGTTTTGCACTTCACTTAGCTGCGTGAAGCCGGGTGCGTTGCGATACTTATAGGTTTCTGTGTAAACGTATCGCACAAGCTCCAGACCATTTTCCCCCAGAAAAAGTGCCTTCTCGCTGGAAATTATTTTGCCTTTTTCCAGCAGGACGGCTTCCACGAACGTATCGGCAAGATCAGACAACTTGTCATAGAACTCGCCCAATGCTTGGTGCTGCGCGTAGCTGGCTGTGTTCCAGTGGTGGACATGGGCGGCTGTTACGCCATGCAACAGGCACAGGGCATAGTCGCTGATGATGTCGGCTTTGGCTTCATTGATTGTGAATTTCATGGCTGAATCCTTTATTTAATTGTACCCAAGATGTGTCCTATGGCCTCATACAACTTATCTGCTGGTATTTTTATCCATCTGTCAACAGTAATTTGAATGGCATTGTCAATGGTTATTGCATCCGCCTTGCGCCAAGAAAACTTCCTTTCTGAGCAGACCACAAGAACAAGCATGGCGGATTTGAGCTTTCTGTAATCTGTTGACTCCATGCCATTAACCAACTCCAGCGCATAAGCCATTACAAAAATAGCATCAGAGATCGGCAAGATGTACGCCCTTGCGTCTTCCCCCTCATCCAGCATCAAAAGCTGAATGCGTTGATCCACCATACGTTTCTTGAGTTGCTGCGCCGCTATGGCCCTTGCAACAGGGTTCCTTGCCACGTTACGATCTTTGAGCACAATCATTTTTTAGGCGGCTTTCCAAAGTAAACGGTCAAGCCGTCATCTTGCTTTTTCTTCAGGATAGTCCAGCCTTTGTCTTTCAGGTCGGAGATTCTCCTGTGCGGGGTAACTGATGGCAGGCCATTCACAATATCAACGCTTGTGCAACCACGTTTGCGCGTCAGAAGTTTGATGAGCTTCAGTTGCTGTGTCATGCCATTCTTTCAAAGGTTGGAAGACCTGCGTAATGCGTCCAAGTGGTGTTTGTTGAATAGCTGCCAATGACAGCCACGCCAAGGCTTTTGTCAATCAATAGCAGCTTTACACCCATTGGTGGCGGCTTGGCCGGGTTAATTGGAATCCAGTGATGTTGAACATCAACCAAGGCAAGTTTGTCATGTGTGGTCTTGGTTGTCATTTAACTCTGTCCTTGTAAGTTGTATAGCGCCATGATGTGGCTTCTTTGTCGATGCGCTGCCACACGGTCTCGCGCTCGGCTTCCGGCATAGCGTTCCAGTGAGCTACCTCCATGTATGTTCTGCCACATCCTTTACATTTTGTGTCATATAAAGTCGTGCAAACTGCTATGCAGGGACTGTCAGGCCTCATGCCTTCTCCAATACGATGCGCTCCAGAACTTCCAAAGAGCGTTGCAGGTTTTCATGCAGGTAGTCGGGCAGTTGGCTTTTTGTGCTGAACGCCCACGACTCCAGCGCGGACAGCAACATCATTTCTTGCAAGGCTTCTTCTTTGGTCATGCCTCGCCCCTTGCTCTGATTGCGTCCGCGCAGTCAAGAGTTACAAGCTTCCAAAAAGCCTCGTTGTCTAAGCACATACGCTCAGGAGCAAGTAAGTTTTCACACACCTTCGCACACGCATCACGTTCCGCAAGCACGGCCTCACGCACTGCAATGCAAGCAAATTGGTCGAGTCTTTCAAGCTGCGAAGAAGACCATTCTGTGTTTGCGCCGTAAACTGCACGCGCCATCTCAATTACTGTTTTCATTTCTGTTCCTCGGTAAATCCGCGCATCGGCAAAACAGGCTCACGCTTCCATGTGCAGGTTGCTTCACTTGCGTACCAGCCAAGCTGCTCCTTGTGGTCTTGTATTTCTTTCTGATCTGGCCAGCCCAACGCAAACTGCCATGCGTGGTGCTCATTCATGGCGAGACCTAACCAGCGAAGGCCATCAGGGGCCACGATGACCCACGGCAACATAGGTTTGTCGTGTTTGAAGTTTGGTTGTTTATTCATTTCTCGCTCCAAAACGCCCACAAATACACGGCTGTGTGAGCAATGCCGATGAGGTACATCCACCAAGTCATGTGTTCTTTTCCTTGAGTTTGGCTTCGATGGCTCGGGTGATGGCGCGTAACGCAGTTATGCCGCTGCAATGAACGTACAGTCCGTGGTCCCACAGCTTTTCAATCTCCTCATCCGCCAGCCCAACCCATGTGCGCTGTGGAGATGTATAGAGGGGCGTTGCTTTCTCTGGGGCTTGTCCACTGTACGGAACAAAACAATCTTCGCCATATCTGACAAAGTGATACCACTCAGGCTCCTGCTGTGCTGGCTTTGGAAATGCTTTTGCGCCCTCAGAGCCGCAAGCAGGACATTCAAAATACTGCCAGCCCAGTTTTGCAAGCTGTTCGGCGTGTTCATGCCTTAGCGGTTGCGTAGGAGCCGCATCCACAGCCGCCATGTAAACAGATGCCGCGTGACCAGCATACAAACGCTCGTCATAGCCTTCTGTTGAACACTCATCCATTGCTTTAAGCATTTCCTCTGTTGGTTTGGTCGGAACCAGCTTCATTGCTTCTTTGCTCATCATGTCCCCTTAGTGCCCCAATCAGGCATGGATTCGTTTGCAGCCAATTCTTCAAGTCGCACATACAAATTGTCCAAGCCGGGATCGCCAAAATTGCGACTGCAATAATGCGACCAAAACCAAACGGCTTCTTCCCAGTACATATCTCGAAACAGCCTGTCACGAACAAATGCGCCGGGGCTGTTGGGCATGTAGCATTCTTTGCTATCGTCAATTTCTGCCTGCATTGCTGCGGCAATTGCTGCGTAGTTCATTGTCAATCTCCAAATGGACGCATAAAACCACTTGCGTGTTCAATGCCTTCTTTGAAGGAACTACGCTTTAACTGAGCATATTCTTCTTGCGTCAGAACAATGCAATCTGCACCATATTCAAGAGTTGAGAATTGTGCAATTTTGTCTCCTCGACTCCAAAAAAATTGGTCGCTATCAATGATTTTCTGAGCCAATTGACGAGCCATTTTTTGCTTGCACATTTCGATTGCTTGTCCAATATCCATTCTTGAGTCAATTGAAAGCATGGTGCGAGCTGACAAACGGCGCTCAGGCAGCTTGTTGATGTCAAAAATTTCATTCATGTCATGTTCCTATCTTGTTGCTGATGCCTTCATTATCACGAAAGCAAAGTATTTTTACATTAGGACAAACCCTATTAGGGTTTTGGAACATCGTCAGGCCACAGCCCAAGCTCCGATAGCTTTTCCACAGTCCTGTCGTGAGCAACGCGCCACATTCCTTTGCGCTCTCCCTTGGTCATCATTGCGCCTTGATCGAGTTCGCCGTGGCATGAATAGCAAAGACTGGCAATAAGGTTGTCATCAGCTTTGATGCCGCGACCTTTACCGCCACCCCAATTTGTGTGCGCCGCCACAATGGTTCCGTCATCAGCTCCGCACCATTGACAGGGAATCTGTCTGGCGTTCTCCAGCAGCTTCTTGCTGCGGATGTAGTTATGCTTTGGGAACATCATCAATCGTCACTCCGTTTGTTGCAGCCCAATACAGCAGCCACTCTGTGAAGCTGATGGCCTGCTCTTTGGTGAAGCGTCTGCTTTGATGCCCAAGTTGGACAATGCGTTCACCATCAATGCTTGGCATAACCTTGCTGATGGTGGACATGTGGCCGCTTTCGTGTGCCCACTGGTCTATCAGAAACCGCTTCCATGACTCCTGATTCCAGCGACTGCCATGCAACTGGCTTTGTTTGGCGATCTGCCCGATGATTGAGTGGTACAGCTTCTCCTGCTCACGGCTTTTCATGTCAGGAGCCACTGTAATTCCTTAGCTGCCAAGCCACCATCGCTGCGTCACGTTCATGCTGGTTTGACTTTACTGACCAATCAGTCAGTAAATTAAAGTCCTCTGCGTTCATCTTGCCGCCTTTTGCTTTGGGGCTGACTCGCATGAACTTGATTTCATAACGATTGCATGTTTCTTCAATCAAAGAACACAACGCATCTACCTGACCAATCTTTCGAGCAATGTTGTTTGCCACGGCTTTGTTCTTTGATGGAATCCAAACAGCGCTTTGCAGTCGGCTGTCCTCAAACACAATCAGTTCAGAATATGCTTCTTTGATGCAAGCCTGAATGTCAATTGGTTGAATGGTTCGCAATGACACAAGTTTTCCGTTGACGTATAGCGCAACGCCCGTGCTTACACCCGGATCAAATCCCAAAACTTGCCGCCTCATAGCGGAGCCTCGCCAGCTTGTTCACGCTGCTGTTTGGCATACGCTTGTTTTTGTTTGTTTGTCCACGGCACTGGGCCAGATGGCAAAGGAAAGGGCCACATTATTCAAGTTCTCCGTTTTGTAATTTCTGCATATAAGACCGGATTCTGGCAACAGAGCCCGTGCCGTACTTGCGCTCCAACCATTCAATGCGTACAGGTGTCAAAACCTTTTGGCCTGTTGATTCATAAGTCCTGTACAGAACTCTCGCCTCACCAAGCTCAATCATGTACCTGTCGCCTTGATCGCTTACTGCTCTGCGCGTCATCATGCCAACGTCCACTTGCCGTTTTCACGCTTGATTGATTCAACTTCCGCAAGGTATTGCAGGACAGAATGAACATGAGCCTCTGTCCATCCTGTTATCTCAACGATTTCTCTGCGTTTAAGTGCGCCATGTTCCAGTAATTTCTTGAGTGCGTAGCTTTTTGTCATGCTTGCAATTGTCGCCAAGTAGTGACTGGCTTGCCATTGGTATAAACCCTATCTGTCGGATGTGGGCAATCTTCAGGAACATGGACCACGCAATAAACTTTACGAAATTGCCCATTCCTTCCCGTTATCCAGCGGTCCACATACACATCGGGCATTGCCTTGATTGCTGTCGCAACATTTGCAACTTCAATCTTCAGCATGTCAGACAGCTCTTGTCTTGTTAATCCAGTTCCGTGATTTTTTAAGCACTCACGGATGGCTTGTTGTCTTGTAGCCCTCATTTCTTCCATCCTAGTGCGCCAACAATTTGCGACTCAAGGGATTGGAACCCTGAAGATTTTGTTGGATTCCCACCGTCAATCAAAATTGGCTTTGGGGGGTTAATTCCTTTTTTACGATACATCTCATCAGGCGACCTGTCACCCATCAATGCTGGCACACCCTCACATTGACCATCGTGCATTTTGTAAAGTTCACAAAAACGATGCTGCAAATAACTCAACTGATCCACTTCGGTTCTGCACATTTTGGGCCAACCACCCATATCTCGAATTGCAGAATGAGTTGCACTGTCACCAAAGTCAACATCAGAATACGCCCCAACACGACTCATGGCTTCGTGAACACGCCCCCATTCACGCAAGCTGCGATCAGTTCTTGTTCCGCCAAGAATGCGAACAATGTCAGCCACTTTTGGAGCAAATTGTCCCTTGTCTGGGTCTGTCGCATGTTGACTCAAAGCACGAGAAACCTGCTCAAAATCAAAGTTCTGGCAACCAGCCCACCAAACGTTCAATGCAAATTCGCTAACGTCTTGCTTCCAGTACCCAAGCACATCAGCAACAAGGGCGTAAAAATTAGGTTTTTCATGCAAGTTCATACAGAGCCTTCCTTTTTCAGCAAACGTTCAACCACAGCCCGATTTGAGGCCTCCAGCGCCTCTTGCTTGTTGAGCTTGGGCTTCATACTCTCTGGCGGCAACACTTTTGCCAACCACTCCAAAGGCTGTAAAGGTTTGGCGCGGATGCAATCTCGCAAAGCATTGACCAAAGCCTCATCCCCATGAGATTTACGCAAACCCCCAAGGAACGAGCGAGCTTGCTTGTCAGCAGTCCCTGCATTGGTCAACAAAGGAACCCCATAGCCAAAAATAATTTCATCGGGAGTCATGGGCGACTTGTCGCCAGTAGCTTTAGCTACTGTATTGTGTTGTGTGTTATGTGTAATGTGTTCTGTGTTATGTGTAGCATTGCTTTCGCATTGCGATTGCAATGCGTTCGCATTCTTCTCTTTATCCCAACGCTTCTTAGCGCTCTCGCTGGCCTTGTGAGATTTTTCACCAACTTTTGCCAATTCTTGGTTGGCCCGATGATGTATCCATCCATCCGGAGTGCGCTCGAAATACTCCCGCAGTACGACTGCAATGCAATCGCTATGCGAACGCATCCTTATCTGCCTTGCGACCTCTAATTCATCAAGAGGTATTGGGATTTCGTGTAGGTAATACCAATCAAGCAAACGCCGATAGGTAAGGTCTTCCATCTCAGAAAGATGTTCGGTATGGCTTTTGTAATCGCCAATGTTAAATTGGTAATAGTGCATTTAAGCATCCTCGCAACCCTCCAGAAAGAAACGCACGGCAGGTGGGAGGTTCACTTTTTGGCAGAGTAGCTACTCTCTGCCTAGCCGGGTTTCACAAAACTATACCACCAATCAAGCTCGGCTGTAAATGGTGATTGGTTTGTTCTGATGGTACTTCTGAGTCATCCGGGCAACCTCTCGATTGTCAAACATGCCCTTGGCTGTGTTTCCCCAATCAAAAGCGTTGCCTTTGGACTTGATCGTTCCATCTTCCCATTTTTCGCTGACCCTTACTTCAGCTTTGATTTGCTCAACTTGCATGAACTTCTTGTCTGTCAGCTTGAAGTAATGATTCAGCTTTTGAGTGGCTCCTTCACGCTTGATGCAATCAAGTTCAATTAAACCATCACGCAACAAAGCCTCTTTGATTGTGGCTGGTGACACATCAAACCTGTGGCTCATTCTGTTGGCAACTTTTCTTTGACTTACTGGCCCATTTTCAAGGCACATCAGATAGAACTGTTTTGCTTGTAGCATATTTGCACTTCCTTTTTGGTGATGATTTCAATTGCTCTGGCGAGGATTGACGTAGCGGCAGCATCCCAATCTCCCGGATGAGGGCAATTGGTGTAAGCCTCAAGCATTGCCAAGTCTCGTATGTGTTGTGCTGAGTCTTGCTCAAGCATGTCTGGTGTTTTCATGCGCTGAAGGCTATCACTGTTTTTTAAATTGCGTCATAGGGAAAACCCCTATGTTTTTTATGTGTTGGCTGAATTACAGTTGAGTTGTTGGCTGCAAAGACTCGTGAAGTCCATCATGAGAAAAGTTGCAATGCCGTCGAAACTTGTTGCCAACATCGGTTGAGATACTGGTTCATAGCAGGGACGAATTGCAAAAACGGACAATTTTTAACAAGACAGGAGTTCACATGAACATCACACTTTTACGCCATGCACGGCGAATCTTTCAGACGTATGATGCGTCCCCTGAAGTCATCCGCAGCTATCAACGCAAGTGGGCAAAATCAGTTCATCAGCTTGGCTCAAGCTGGCTTTTGGCTGAACATGTTGCGAGGATTAAATGATGGGCTGGATTATTGGATTTGCCTGCATCTTTGCATGGTTCACACACATCTTTACTTGCTTTGCAGAAGGCTTGTGGGGCTTCTTGATTGCTGGAGCATTGCTGTTCCCAATCGGAATTTTGCACGGATTTTTTCTTTGGTTTAGATAAGGTGTTCAGCCAACCTGTAATGGCTGTTTTTTTTGGAGATTGAAATGGGCTTTGTAGCTTCTGACAGTGGTGGTGGCAACTTCAAACGTGTGCCTTCTGGCGTTCATGTTGGTCGTTGTTATTCGTTGATTGACCTTGGCACTCAGTTGTCGTCTGGTCAATACGGCGAAAAGTTGCAACACAAGATTCGTGTTGCTTGGGAGTTGTTTGGTGAGGATGAAGAAGGCAACCCGCTGACTATTGAGTTTGATGGCAAAGAAATGCCAATGACCATCAGCAAGTCATACACATTGTCTCTCAGTGAAAAGGCATCTCTGCGCAAAGACTTGCAGTCATGGCGCGGTCGTGAGTTTACGGATGAGGAAGCCAAAGGCTTTGACATCAGCAAACTGCTTGGCGCGTATTGCATGGTCAACGTGACCACTAGCGAAACAAATGGCAAAACGTATAGCAATGTGGCAAACCTGACCCCATTGCCAACAGCATTGAAGAACAGCAAGCCAGCAGCAATCCATGAAAACTTGATGTTTGACTTGGACAATCCTGATTGGGCAGTGTTTGATTCCTTCCATGACAAGCTCAAAGACGCAATCAAGCGCAGTCCTGAGTTTGCCAAAGCCGCAGGTCATTCTTCCGGTCAAACGCCATCAAGCGGTTTTGATGATATGCCTGATGACATTCCATTCTGACCATGACCAGTCTCTACCAACTTGCACACGATTTCCGTGAACAACTTGACGATCTTTTTGATCCAGAGACTGGCGAGGCTTTGCCAGCGTTTGACGAGTTCCGGGTCATGCTCGGCAACAAAGCAAACGCTGTCGCTGCCTACGTTCTCAACTGCGAATCGGATGCCGAACAAGCCAAAAATGCCATCAAACGCATCAAAGCCCTTCAAACGGCTTACGAGCGAAAAGCCGATAAGTTGAGGGAATACCTTGCCGACAACATGAAGACGGCTGGAATCCACGAAATCAAGGCTGCTGACGGGTCTTTCGTTGTCAAGCTGTATGTTGAACGCGATGAATCCGTTGTACTTGAGGATGGCGCAAAGTTTCCTGCTGAACTGTGCGGCGATCCAAAACCTCCAGAACCAAGCAAAACCAAAATCAAGAATGCCATTCTTGCTGGCGAGCCTGTTGCTGGAGCCTACATTGTTCGCAAGGACAGATTGACCATCAAATGATTTCGGGCCGCAAAAGCGGATGCTGCGCGAGTTCGTTGAACCCGTGTGGTTGGCGCAGACGCAGCGAGTAGCGGCCCACCCTTTTTTAACCACAGGAGAAGATATGTCCCGAATTTACATCGTTGGCTACGGCCAAGAAACCCGCCTTGTTCGCGCAAACACTCGCGCACAAGCCCTCAACCATGTTGCTCACGGCATCATCAATGTTGACATCCCAACACAAGACCAATTGATTGACTTTGCCTCTTGCGGGAAGAAAGTCGAAACCGCACTGCGACCAGAACAAGATTGTCTTCCATTGGAGCAAGCATGAGCTACGCAGATGTCCAGATGAAAATTATTCAGTGGGCTGAAGCTCGGAAAATCATTCCGAATAGCACACCTGACACACAGTTGCTCAAAGCCATGTCTGAGCTTGGCGAACTGGCTGATGCCACCATCAAGAAAGACCGCGCAGGCATTGTTGATGGCGTTGGCGATGTGATGGTCTGCTTGGTCAACTATTGCGCTTTGCAGGACATTGATTTGGTAACTTGCATGGAAGCAGCCTATGACGAAATCAAGCATCGCAAAGGCACATTGATGCCCAACGGTGTGTTCGTCAAGGAGTCGTAATGATTGACAAAATTCTTGATGAGCGCGGCAAACGTTACGGAAAATTTGTTGATGTTGCAAAAGCAACTTGGCAAATTCAAGAGGCTTTGTACGACAATATGAGCCTTGATAAGCTAAATTCTGTCAGTCCAGATCAATCAGTTGCCATTGACATGATTTGCCACAAGTTGGCAAGGATTGCCGTTGGAGATGCGGACTATATTGACAACTGGGTTGACATTGCAGGATACGCTCAACTTGTTGCGGATCGCTTGCAAGGCATTGAACGTTAAGCCATATCCAAACCAGTTTTTTGAACCTCTGCAATCCTTCGGCTCCATCCTTTGCCAAAGGTGTCCCAATGCTTCAAGTCCATCAAAAATGACAAGCGGCGTTTTGCATAGTCTTCAATTAACTGGTTTGCATCAAATGCGCTTACGGCGGCTAATGTCTTAGGACCAATGCCGCCATCTACTTCAACACCAACACAGGCTTGCAGCCACTTTGCTGCTCGTCCTGCGCCAGAGTTTACTGCTGCATCAAATACAACATAATCAACGCCTGATGGCAATTCATCGCCTTTGATTTTGTCCCAGTATTTTGCTCTGTACAAAGGTGCAACAATTGCCGGGCTTAGATTCCGCATCTGTTTTTCATCAACAGGATGCCTAACCCATTCTTCCCAAACTGCTTTGGTAACACCCAAGTTGGTCATGCCACCCGGATCATCTGGATGGTTTACAAAACCGCCTTCATGCACCAACAATTTTTGCAAGCATTCAGCAAAATTCTGTTTCATTTTGATTTGCGAGAGTAAAAAAGAGTTCGGTCGCCAAAGAGATAAAAGCCAATAGCACTGGCAAAGTTATCAACGGATTCGCTTTGGATGTTGTTTAGCTTTAGGTAAGCCCATGTGCCAAGAATGATGATGCCAACACAAGGCCGCATCAGCCTTACAGCAGCCTCAACCCAAGGGTATGAGGGGTTGGAGCCACCAGCCTCATTCATGGCCTTAAACAGCTCCAAATCAAGCTGCTTCATCTTGATGTACTCATCAACGTTAACAGGCTTGTAGCCGTCAGCTTGAATGAACCTGCCAATCAAAGATTTGCCAAGATCAACGGCAAGTGGTCCTAAAGCAGCAAGGATGGTAATCGGGTCCATTTTTCACCAGTACAAAGTGTAAAAAATACGCAAGCACCAAATCACAAGAACCAAAAGAAAGGCTGCTGCAAGAAAGGCAACAGCAAAGTCTTTCATGCTTTGTCGGCCTTGCCGTCCAGCTTGTCAAAAATCTGCTTCAGAATTGATTTGACCTCGGCAATGTCTGCGCGATAGTCATCTTTTGCAACATAAACATGAGGAAGATCATTCACTTTGTCTTCCAGTTTTTGAATCGTTCGAGTCAAACTGTTGATGAGGTAGATCGCCAAAAACCCTGCAACGGATACTACGATGTTAAAGAGTTGTTGGTTGTCCATGTCATCGCGTCCTTGGGCCGTTGAGCCAAATCACGGCAGAGTTTCTGATACCCGAAATTATAGGTACAACACGGTGTTGCAGCATAGATGGGAAAGCAATAATTTGACCTTTTTTCATATCAACTTTGTAGTCTTGATACAACTGAATCTGAAGTTCGCCACCCTCGTATTCATCAGGGTCGCTCATAAGGCAAATGACACTTACCTTTCGCTCAACAGGCAACCCGGACAGCGGAAAAGTATCCATGTGCCAGCCATAGTGACCTTTTGGACCGTATGAGCCAAACTGAACGTTCTCATGGCCTGCAATGTCGTAATCCCACCCTGTTGATTTGTTGGCAGCTAGACCGTGCTGATACATGATGCCGCCAAACCAATGATTGTCAGGAGCAAAGCGCAGAACTGTGTCGCGGTGTGTCTTGTCTTCATGTTCGCCATTCGCACCCATAGACGCAGACTGAGGCTCAATTTCCATAAATTCCCGAGCAGCCGTATCGCATACGTCTGCCGGGATTTGACCCATGTACCAAATGGGGAGATGCGTCATGTCTTATCTTTCAATTGTTGTTCAAGCGCAAGCAGGCGCTGTGCAATCTTAATGCAAGAAACTAAAGCTGCGTTTGCATAAGCCACAGACAACTTGCCATCATCGCCAAGCAAAACAGAATTTGGAAGCAACTTCTGTAATGATTGTGCTGATACGCCGTCTTGCGTCAACTCTTGGTCAACCCTGTCGTATGTACCACTCTTTACAAGTGCCAGCATATCAACATAGTTCTCGGGAAGATCGCGCCAGTTGGTTTTTACAGATTCATCAGAATATGCCGTTATGTTTCCGCCACATGTTAAGTTTGTTCCGTTGAACGTTAAGTTGGCAGACCCTGCGGCAGAACCAGCATTGTTATAAATAACTTGTGTGGTTGTGCCTGCAACAGGTCCGGGTGGGCCTGCTGGCCCTGTTGGCCCTGTGGCTCCAGTTGGACCGGGTGACCCTGTCGGTCCGGGACTACCCGTTAAACCTGTTGGGCCAGTTGGCCCAGTTGGGCCGGGCGAACCCGTTGAGCCTGTATTTCCTTGAATACCTTGCAAACCCTGAGGCCCAGTAGGACCAGTCGGACCCGGTGCACCAGTAGGGCCAGTAGACCCAGTAGGTCCAGTCGCTCCGGTTGGGCCAACTGGAATGCCAAAGTTAAATACAGCCGCATCAGAAGTGCCACTGTTTGTAACAGTTGCAGCGCTACCAGCCGTCAGGTTGGATGTTGTACCAACAGCAATAGTTGCGGCAGTTCCTGTTGCGCCTGTTGGTCCGGTTGGACCGGGGCTTCCTGTTGGTCCTGTTGGACCAGTCAAGCCAGTAGGTCCAGTAGGACCAGTTGAACCCGTGTCACCACGAGGAATGGTGAAGTTAAAAACGGCAGCAGCAGAAGTGCCGCTGTTTGATACAGCAGCAGAAGTACCAGCAGCGCCAGTTGTTGTTGTGCCAGCGGCAACGGTCGCGGCAGCGCCTACTGCTCCTGTTGGACCTGTTGCGCCAGTTGGCCCAACCGGACCAGTTGCACCAGTTGGACCAGTAGGGCCAACCAATGCCAATTGAGCAACAGTTGCTTTGCGGGTAAGACCGGCAGACACATCGTAGAACGGAATCAAGTCAATCGACTGAGTAGATGGCTCAGAAGTCAGACCATTGATGTTTAAGTTGTTTGAGTTTGAAGCCGTGGTTGCAGTGGCGGCATTTCCAGAAATGCCAATTGCCCAAGTTCCTGTTGCGTTTGTGCCGCTAACTGATGGAGCCCCAACATCTGCATAACCCAAAACAACAGTGCCGTTGTATCCATTAACAGACACCACAGCATCGGTGTTGTCAATCTTTTGCCAGACAGCACCATTAAATACAATCCAGTCGCCAATTTCCCATCCGCTTACGCCATCAATGACAGTGTTACCAGCAACACTTACGACATAGTAGTACCCCTTAAAACCAACACCCGGAAGAATCACAGGCGTATTGGTCGAGGCATTCCATGTTCCCTGATATGACAAAGCACCTTGAAGTGACGCAGGGATTTGCGACAAAGGAACCGTGCCGCTTGAGTCAAGAGTTGCAACGCCATCTGCCACGCCAGCATCAAGAGTTGCGGAAGTGCCAAGTCCAAGATTGGTTCTTGCTCCAGATGCCGTGGATGCGTTTGTGCCTCCATTTGCAATTGGCAAAATACCAGTTACGCCAGTTGTCAAAGGAAGCCCGGTTGCATTGGTTAAGATGCCGCCAAACTTCTTTTCCCAAAGCGATGTCGCACTATTAAAAACAATGGTTTGACCGTTTGATGGGGTTTGGGCAGAAACATCGTGCAACTCGTCCAGTTCATATCCGTTCTGAGGACGAATGTAGATTTGACCGTTGCCAGAATTTGCACGTTCAATCACGCCCATGTAGACCAAATGATTCGGGGCGTATGGTTTAACTTTAGTCAGTTGTCCGGGAGTCGAACTCAGGTAAACAGTGTCTCCGGGTGTAAACGCAGAAAAATTCAATCCACTTAGAACACCTTGACATATCACAATGCCTGACTGCCCGGCAGCAATATCTTGCGCAGCCAAGCCAAAGGTTTTGGCTGATGTCGCATCGGATGTGTTGTATGCCAGCTTGACTGTGGCGCGATCACCTTGGGCTCCAGCCAGATAAACAGCAGCGCCTTTTTGAATTGTTACTGTGTCCGAGTTCGTTACATAAGCAGAAAGGTTCTGCCCATCACGAACCATGATGTTGCCAATCATGCCAAAAGCAGTTGTTCCTTGGGTAGCATCCCAAAAACGTTTTCCAACAGCACTGGTTTCGCCAGCGGTTAAATTGTATTGCTCGTAATGAATGTTGACGCTATGCGTGGTCAGATTTCCATTGTCGTCAACAGTAGAAGATGAATCTTGAATGATGTTGCCAGAAGCCCCGTCAAACCTTACGATAGCATTGTCTGTTGCTGATGGAGACTTTGCGACATAGCCACTAGAAGGAACAAACGCTGTCTCCCATGCTGCGCCGTTGTAGGTACGCATAACATTGTTGACAGTGTTCCAATATAGCGCCCCAGTCAGCAGTGGATTTCCATCGTTATCTACTGCCGGGTCCGAGCTTTTTGCACCAAGATAACGGTCATCAAAGTTGTCGTATAGAGCAGCAGCATTGGCTTCAGATAATGCGGCAGCAATCTGAGATGCTGAAGCGGCTGTCTGAGAGCTGGCAGCGGCATTCTCAGAAATCAAAGCAGCGCCAGCAGAAGACGATGCAGAATTCTTAGAGATTAAAGCAGCCGATTCACTTGCAGCGGCGGCATTCTCAGAAGCCAGAGCAGCGGAAGCAGATGTCGCGGCATCGCTTGCAAAGCCTGCTGCATTTACTGCTTGTGCAGCAGAAATATCTGCATTGCTGTCGGCTAATACGGCAGATGCGGCAGCATTAGATTCTGATGTTGCGGCATTGGCTTCAGAGCCAGCGGCAGCATTTTCAGAAATTAAGGCGGCAGCGGCACTTGCAGAGGCAGCGGCAGCTTCAGCAGGGGCCGCAATGATTGCAGCCATATTGACATTGCAATTGTCAATCGCAGCCAAGTTTGCATAAACAGCATTGATGGCAGTCAGATCGCCAGCAACAGCCGTGATGCTGACCATGTTGTTTCCAATGTCAATCAGGATTGAGCTGCTGACACCAATTGGTCCAATCTGTTCAGATGTCCCATTTGTATAAACAATATCAAGATAAGCATAGTTGTCAACATCAACCTCGGTGATTCTGGCAACGCCATTACCAGCTACACCACGATCAATGTTAATGACTTGCGTTGGAGCTGGATACAACTCCATTGCAACACCTGCTCCAAACCCAGATTCCACAACCAATGATGAGGATGCAGAAGGAGAGACAACGAGGTTAATGTTGTTGCCGTCAATGACGTTCACATCAATGTTTGCCATGTGAACTCTCCTTAAACAACAGCAGCAGTATTCACAACGCCGTCAGAGCGTACAAGGAAAAGCAGGAAGATGATTGCATCATCTTGAGGCGTTCCACCAGAAGCTGGAAAGCCAATCTTGATGCGACCAGAAAAGCCGACAGGGCTTTGGGCAGAGATGTCCAACTCTGGATCGTCAGCAATTACATCCCAAGCAGTCTGGTCAATCACAAGAGTGAACGAGCCTGCGGCATCATTTCGGTTCGTAATGGTCAAAGAAACTGGAGTTGGTGCGGGAGCGTAATCAGTAATATCGAATGTCAAACCATTGCGGCTGTCATTGATGTTGGTCAGTAATCGTCTGACAATTTGAGCGTTAATAGTTGCACCAGTCAGGTCAACGGGTGTAGCGCCTGCACCAGTAAAGACAAGATTCCAATAAGTCTTTTGCTGGTAGACGAGTTCGCCAGCAATGATTGGATTGTTGAACCCTGAAACTTGGGTCAAAGTGTTTTTATTGAAGACGGCCATAATGGTTCCCTGTACTCAGGTGGTGACGCTCCCCGCAAACTTGCAGGGCTACGAATGTTTTGCTGTATTGTTTTTGATACATTAAATACTACAAAGGCCTAGCCAAGCCAGCCGCCAACGGGTTTTGAACTCCAGCAGGAACCATTGCCGGGTCAAGGATGTCGATCTCGCGCTCCCCAGTCCTTAAAGCATGAGCGCAATAGGCCACTGTGCCGTCTTCTTTGGCCGTTAAAAAATGACGTTTTCCTTTGGCAATGTAAATTATTTGCGGTGCAACAAATTCGGAAAGTTGGCCTTCCACGTCAACCGTCACGCTTCCTTTTGCCAAAAGCGTTATGTGGTCGTAGTTGTGGACGTGACCCTCGTTGCGGTCCCCAGCCTTTGCAAAGTGCATTTGCCGCACCCAAAGATTGCTCACACATGCCATTTTTGTGTCTGGGTATCCCATTTATTGTGCTCCAAAAACAATATGACCATTATCCCAGCTTTTAGCCTGAACGCTAGCCCCAAACATCCACAAAATTCTCGGCACGGGGCCCTGCACTTCAGTGACGCTATGCGTATGTTCAGAAGCCAAGTAACAGTGCAAATCCCCTTCCTCAAGATCAACCTTTGTGTCTCCCAAATACAAATCGCCGCCGCTTTGCGGTTTTTGAGTCAAAACGTTACAACGTAGCGTTGCGAGCCCAGAAAAACAACGAGGGTCTCGATGTGAATAAACGTCCCCTTTGTCAAAAGTGCAGCTTACGACAATCCCGTCTTTGCCGTGACCCAACACAAGCGGCGAACTCGCAACTCCGGCATATTTTCGTATTTTTTGAGAAATCGCAAGAATCTCGGGTGGCGTGGTGAACTTGGGTCCACACATGCGTGAAGTAAGGCGTTTTTGTGTTGTGTGTCCACGGCTTATTCCCACGTCAAGCCAGCCGTTTTTCACGCCGTCAAGCGCCCAAGCGTTTAGCAAACCGCACTCAGCGGTTGTCAAAAACTTTCGGGCGATCTCCAGCCGCATTACAGTTCGGCCACAGGCACAGCGGTTGGGTCAGCAGGTAGCACCCCAAACTTTACGAGCGCCGCACCGATTTTTTGTTCAAAAGCCACTTGCTCCCACATGTCCAAATTTGTCGGCAAGGTGTTTGCGGCGGGTGTTTGCTCTCGCTCAATCAAAGCCTCAATCTCGCCAAAATTTAAAGCCGACAAAACAGCGGCTTCGCGCTCAAGCGCCCAAGTTGGAGCGCGATGTTTTATTTCTTGCTCAAGCGACTCCCCCGTCAGAAAAACGCCGTCAACGACTGGAACATCTATTGCGTAAGTGCCGTAATGCTTGCCGTCAAAAAAATAAGCGACTTCAATTTGCCCAAGCTGACGAGTAGCGTTGACGATCTTAAATTCCATCATGAAATACCTCCGTTACGAGTGCCAAAAGCCACCCAAGTTACCAATGAGTTTCCGGCCAAACATCCGCCTGCCGCGCCTCCTGCGCCGGGTCGTATAGGAGCCATGCCGTTAGTGCCGCCACTGCCGTAAGACCCACCGTTGCCGCCATAGTAGGGATTAGGGTTGAAATCATCTCGCCCGGTCTTGCCGCCAGCGCCTGCGGCAGTCAAGGTTCCTCCGGAACCGGCTTGACCAACGTTACCGCCACCACCAGAAGCACCGCCAGCGCCACCAGAACTCACGCCAATGCCGCCCCCGCCGCCACCGCCTGAAAGATAGTAGGAACCGGCCTTGCCGTAATTATTAAGCTGCGTCCCGCCGCCGCCGCCACCACCACCACCACCCGAAATTCGGCCAATGTTGTTTATTGACACGGAGCTAGACACGCTTACCGCCAAACCACCAGAGCCTCCAGCTCCTCCGGTTCCTGAACCGTTGGGGTTGGCTCCGTTGCCACCATTGCCGCCCCGCCCGATAATTGTGCCGTTGTTCACCAGTTGCACGCCTCCCGGAAAGGAGCCGTTGATTGTCAGGGCAGGGGTTCCGGTACTGCTGCTGCTGATCGTAATGCCGCTGTTAATTGTGGCAATAAGTTGGCTAGCTTGGTTCCAGCCAGCAGCAACGGCCAGCGTGCGAAGGTTGGCGTTGGTCTGGTTGCTGGAAATAGCAAAAGAAAACTGGTTTGATTTTCCTTGCAAATTACTCATGCTAATTGCTCCAGAAGGAACGCCAGCAAGATTTCTTACAGCAGAATCATTTAAGGAAATTAGGGCAGTAGATGTGTAACCAAGCTCAGAATTCACCTGAGACATTGAGATTGTTCCTGTTGGCAGCGTCATACCTGCACCTTACGCATAAGCAGTAATGTTTTGAACGGCAGAAAAATTCCCGTTTGTATCCATAGTAAATTTTAGAAACCCGGAATAATAAAACAACAAATTACCACCAGAAGATTCAATAATCCAAGAGCCTAAGTTCAAAGTATCGGTATCTCCGGATGGAACACCAAGATTAGACCTTGCAGCGGATGCAGAGGATGCTCCCGTACCACCATTTGCCACAGGAACGGCATTGACAAGGCCATCAGTAGCATCAAGACGGCCTGATGAATCCAAGTTGTTCGCAAGCTGCGATAAGTTAAAGGCTTGGGTCATGTGATGTCCTTACGCCGCGCCAGCCCGAGCAAATGTTTGCTGGTTCAAAAGCGTGAAATTGTTTGTGAATGCGTTGGTCAAATTATAGTTTGAACTACTGGCAGTGTAATCGTAGCCAGACCCTTTGGTCAAGAGTGCGCCATTGGCGTAAATCTCCATCGACAAAGGGTTGCTGGCAAAGATGTAAGTCAAAGCACCATCGGTTGAATAGGCCACTGTGTTTGTCACATTGGAAGCGGGAATGCCAAGGTTATTCTCTGCGTACATGATGACAGTCATCTTGCCACTCACATTGGATGGGAACCCTGTAATGGTGTTTCCTGACAAATCATAGTCCACCTCATTGAATTGAGAGCCATTGACGTAAATGGACTCAAAACCATTCCTGACAGTAAAGTCTGATGATGTGTAGGATGATGCGTTGGTGAGATCGAACGAGTACCGACTGAATGGCTTGTACGCAGCGCCAGCAGCACGTTTCCTAAACACACCAAGTCCAGCAGTTGCTCCAGAAATTGATGTGGTGAAGGTAATGGTGTTGGTTGAAGTATTGACAGACTGAACTGTGAATGTTGTTGGAGTGTCTGCGGATGCTGGCTGGCTGGCCGCAAAGCACAACACATCTCCAGCATAAACAATTTGATCCGTTGGGTCACCGTAAACAATTGAATTTGCACCACTTGAAGAAATGGTAGTTCCCAAAATCTCATAATATTGATCGGTGCTGATGGCATTCATGCTGATGACAACAACAATTTCTCCAGCAGCGCAAGCTGTGTTCATCACAATTGTTGTAGATGTCTCGGTGTACTCCGAGGTGTCCAGCAAAGCGCCGTTCCTAAACACAAGGCTATTGCCAACAATATGCGTTACAGCAAAAGATGTCTGACCACTTGTTGCACTAAAAATAGTCTCTGTATAAAAAAATTCATCAGACTCAGTGAACCCAACAACTCGACCGTAAACGTCAACAGTCAGCGTAGCGGCATTGAACGACTTGGAATAAACGCCAGAGCCAAAGTTCAAGAACTTTTGCAGCGACACAATCATGGAGCCGCTTGTGTTGTTGCTGACGCTAAGAAGTCCATCGGCTGAACTAATGGCAGTTGTACCAGCTTTAGTCAATTGCCCTGTTCGCTCGTCAAGATCAATATAGTTCTGACCATCCTCCAAAGCGCCCCAAATGGATGTGTCATAAATAGATGTTTCAGATGGCACAAATGCTCCACCCAAGTTTGCAAATCCAGCATTGCCCACGGCAAAACTAAATTTACGATTCGAGCGATTTGCAATCAGTAAATAGTTGACCGTACCAAAGTTTGCTGCGTACCAAGTGTAATCAGCAGGATTTGTACTGCCGTTGGCTGTGGTGTTGTTGAACAAGCCATAGTAGGTCTTTCCGCGAGGGTTCAAGCTAAACCCGGATGTTCCAGTTGCATTGTCAGCATAAGCAACAGCAATCCATCGTTCAGCGTATTGGAAGGTTGTTGGCCTCCAGTTAAATACAGAGGATGCTGGTGAATACTGACTCACAGCAGCCGGGTTGACCAGACGAGAAAACAAGTACCAGTTGCCAGCAGGGATTTGAAGCTCAACAGTTGGAAGCGTTTGACCAGCAGAGTACGGAATCCCACTGCTTGGAATGCTTGTTGTGCCACCAAGGTAAAGCTGAGAAACAGTCGGATTGCTGAATGCCGAATACCAAATCTCCGCATACGTTACAAACCCGGCAGAACCAATGTATGGCTGAACATTGAATGCAGGAACAGCCGCAGATGGAAATTGTGATGCAATAGTTGGGGCTGGCAACGTTCCAAAAAATGCCGGATTTGGCAAGTCTGTGTTTGGTGCTGGAACGTACTTTGTGATATCTCGGTCATCATAAACCTGAGCGTTGTATTCGTTCAACTCAAAGGTTGCACCAAGGTTTCCGTCAGGCAAAGAAACTTCAGCCACCTTCATTACACGGAACAGTTTGGCTGTCCAGCCGTATGACGAGTTTGTGATGGAGATGACATCACCTGCATCAACTTGGATGCCAGTGTACGCAGTGCTTATGGTGACGATCAAATCCTCACGAGCCTGCTCAAGAATACGAGATGCTAAGTATTGGGCTTGCACCGAATCATTGACCATCGACAGTTGGATGGACTGCTTGTTTACTGGCTCATTTGGATACAACAAGATTGAAGGAGTCTCGTAGTACACAAAGTCAGACTGATCGCGGTTTTGCTTGCTCGGGAACTCGGCTTCAATCTGATTGACGCTGCTTGTGATGTCAAAAGCACTTACGCGAATCTCGCCGATGATGTTGTCATCATTGAAGGCAAGCGAGGTAGTCTCAGCCTTATTGATGACAACACTCCATTGACCCAGAGCTGCGTTGTATTGATTCCAAGAGTCACAAGCGATCATCATTGCATTGATGTTGCTCAAGCAACTTTGACCTGTATCCACAATGCCGTTGATGCGGTAACGCGCTTGCGTATATGACGAGCCGTTTTCCATATAAGGAATCAAGCCATCAGAGTATGTGTTTAAGGCAGTTGCAGAATTTGCATTCACAATGTCTGCCGCCATCGCAGCGCCGTACAACTCATTGGTCATGTAGTCATACCAAACATCGCCCGGCTTTGCAGTGCCGGTTCCATTCAGATACTGTTTGGCCTTAAAGGTCACAGTCTGCATGTTTGTAGTTTCGGCATCTCGGTTGTAGTTCAGCTTGACAATCGCAAATGCCAATCCGTTCATCTGACGGTTGGTAGGCGACCAGCGCAACTCTGATGGAATGTCGCCGCCACCCATAAAAGATGAAGGAAGTGGTGCGCCATTGGTAGATGTGATGACACCAGATTGGCTTGATGTATACAGCCCGATGAATAAGTTTCCACTGACTTTGGTGTCCACGTTGCCAGCGCCATCGGTCAAGCTGACAACTTGAGTGGACCCGTCAAACGTCATTCTGCGATCGCCCCAATACATGTCTGTTGTGTCAAACGTGAACTGACCATTGGGGCTGATGTGCGAAACAACCATGACGTAATACATTGTCTTGGCATCTGTACTCAACACAGCATCAACAAATCTTCCCCCGCAATACGCATCGCCATACACGACAGGAATGCTGTTTGTCGATGAAGGAGGGACTTGCTGCCTAACGCCGTTGTCAATTGCTTGACTTCCGCTAGAGCTTGGGGCAAAGGCACGAGTCAAAATACTGGAGACAGCAAAGTTCACGGCAAATGCCGCAGCCGTCAAAGCAAAAGAAGCCGCAACACCTGCTGCTGTCGTTCCTGCAATAGCAGCAACAATCAATGACCCAACCATATCTATTCCTTCACAAAACTTGCACCAACAGCCTTGTAGCCGCGCTTGGTGTAATCAATCAATGGGCCAGATGCCGATACAGAAGTAATCGCGCAATGGATGTCTCCTTTTGCCAGCATTTCATTTGCCTCTTGGTCAAACGCTTTCCACAGTCGGCCACCAATCGTGCCATTCCTGTATTCAGGTTCAACCCACCAAAGCAACTCATTCAATTCTCTCACTTTTGGACACCAGATGTTGCCATTCTTGATGCCAATAATTGCGCCACGCATGTGGTTGTCAATGTAAATGAAGCCGCGACCCATGATGATGCCAAACAACAGGCTTTCAACATACTTAGGATCATGGTTTGCTTGTTCTCCCAAAACCGTAATTGGATTTTCAAAGGCGTATGCCTCGACAATCTCAAGCAGTCTTGGTATGTCGTATCGTGTAGCTTTGCGAATCATCTGCCAAAAATTCTCTGAGATGGAGCGTTTGATGCTGCTTGACTTCCATCAGTTGTTGGTTGACCACCAAAATCAAAATACGATCCGGCAATTGCAGGAACACGGTTCATGCTGGTATCCGCAGGATAGTAAACCTGCCAAATCTTTGGAGTAGTACGAACACCACCAACTCGATTTTCAAGGATGGTCCTGAATGATGCACACGACAACCCAACAGTTGCAACGCGAGTCCTGACCTGCTCGTTCCAATCTTCCGTGATGGAATAGTTGGACACAATCCCTTGATAGCGTTTAAAGAATTGTTGAGTTGGAGTCTGAATGATTTGGTTGTTGGCATCCAAGAATCCACGCCAGACTTCAATCCTTGACCCTTTGATGTCGGAGCCCAAAACAATTGCAATGTTTGTTCCGTCAACACCGGTCAGAGAAACTGACAAATCAGAGCTTGTGGCCTTCACATCACGCTTGATGTCACTTAGCTGAAGCAGACTTCCTAGATTTGTGAATGTCATGCCGTTCACATCAATAGGAGCAGCAGCATTGCAGAACATATAGGTGTTTGACGGCATCGTCAACCTGATGAATTCGGCTTGCCGGATAGATGAACTATCCAGCGCAGTCATTATTGTCGTCATCCTGTGATGTCCTCTCTAAATACAAACGCATCATCCCATTGGACAAAAGCCCCACCGGGTGCAGGTGCAAGTGTATAGGTTGGGCACTTCTCTGCCAAGACGGTAAATTCACAAGCATTGCCAACACCAGCCAAAGTGCCAGTGGTTACAGCCCCAATGACCGGACGATGCAGGTTTACGGAAACCGTTGTGTCAGTTCCACGCAAAACATCAGCCGTCACCTTGTACGAGTAATTTCCAAGCTGAAGAAAGTCGCCAGCTCTGAACACAGCTTTGGTAGATGCAACGCTTGGCAAATTACCGACACTGATGGTTTGCGAGTTTGCAATAGGCACTGCTGCAAGAGCCAAGGCATTTGCCTGCGCCGTAGTCAAGTCGCCTTGGTAATCCGTAAACCAGCCCAGATTTGCGCCGTTAAATGTAATTGTCTCAGGCAACTGGCGATCAAGATTGTCAATCGTTTGAATGATGTCGCGTGATGTTGCGTAAGGCAAATAGTTGTGTGGAACAACCGTGAACACCCACGGCACTGCCGTGAGATATTGCGCCACACGAACCTGACCAGAACGGCTGTACTGCTGCCCCACGGTCCTGCGGTTGTTCACAGTCATTGACTGCTGAATCTCAAACACGGTCTGAAATGACATTAAGTTCTCCCGAAACTTGTAGCAAGGTTCTTGTTGGCGTACTGATTTGCTGCCCAGATCGCGTTAGAACTGCCTAGAAGGCGGTCTTCAAACGATTTGGTGTCAATGGCATTGATGTAGTTGTTTGTGACGTTGGTAGTCCCGCCAGAGCCGTTTAGCAAATGGTTGGGAATGATTGTTCCTGCTGTCTTTGGCACAAACAACTCAGGACCACGTTCGCCAACAACACTGACCTTGCCAACAGGAGGATCGCCGCCATCAGCAAAGTATCCGCCGCCCGGCTTCATGGTTGCAGCATTACCAACAGAGCCTACGCCAACTCCAGCAAAGGCACCAAACATTGACCCAATCAAACCGCGAACAAGTTGCATGGCTTGAATCTTCATTTCCATTGCCAGCATGTCTTGAATGACGCTGCGAGTAAAGTCTTTGAATGAGAACTTGCCAGTCTTGACAAAGTTATCAATAGCAGAAGACATGTTGCCCCACACAGTATCAAACACTTGCTGCGTCTTCTGCATGGACTCTTGAATGCTCACGTTCATTTTTTCCAGCGCTTCTTGGCGGTCAAGTTGTCCAGTCAAAAAGTCGTTATCTGGACTTCCTTCAATCTCTTTGCGCTTACGAGCGTACTCCAGAGAAATCATGGCCAATTTCTGCTCTTTCTCCGAGGCGTAAACCAATTGGTACTTCAACTCAAGACGTTCCTTTTCAAGTTCAAGCGAACGAGTAGCGCCTTGAGCATCTGTTCTGATTCCAGCGCGGCGATTGTCTTCGGCAACTTCTGCGTCTGTGATTTCCTTTTGGGTACGCACAAATTCATCGTATTCGGCAATCATGTTCTTTGCCCGAATTTGCTGCTTCTTCTCTGCAACTTCAGCTTCAATTGCAAGAACCTTGTTTTTGTAAATCTCAAGGTTTTGTGCAGTGGCGCGGCCATCTTCCTGCACATTCTTTTGCATCATTTCCGCTTTGGCTTCAGCAATCTTTTTAGCTGACTCGAGCTCTAACGTTTGAAGCTCGTTTGCGCCCTGCTTGGCTACTGCAAATTTGGCTTCTATTTTGGACTTTTCTACTTCAGCGGCTTTGCCTTTAAGCATTGCTTTGTACTTGTCGTACTCGTCAATTTCATCTTTTCCATTGCCGACATCTTTTGATGATTTAGAACGAGCTTGAAGGCGCTGAATTTCTTGAATGCTCTCTTTGCTGGCTTGCAATGCGGCAAGAGTTTTTCTCCACCCTCTTGCAAAAACTGTATCTTCGTCTTCTGGAGTTCCAGCCAGCTTTTGCTGAATATCAGAAATTTGTTTATCAAGTGCTTGCAATGTTTGAGACTGCGTTGGACCAGACAAACGCTGCTTGAACTCATCCCAATAATTGCTCATGGCAGTAGTGACAGACTTCCATGCCCCTTCCATCAATCCAAGCTCACGGCGCTGCTGCTCCAGCTTGGTGTTCAAGGCCACAGCAACAACCTGTGCAGCTTCCTGCTTTTTGTTTGCCTTCTCCAGAGCTTCAATCTGCTTGTATTGCTCAAGCGTCAAGAAGTTCATTTCCTTGTTCAGAGACTTTGCGCCCTCTGCTGTTCCACTCAATCCACCCTTGAGCTTTTGCGCCGCCTCGGTTGCAGAGACACCAGCAATCTGGGAATAGGTGATGATTGCCTGAGTCACTGCGTTGATTGATTCGCCAGTAAACTGCCCAGAAGAAATCACGGCCATCAAGGCTTCTTTGGTTGTGCCAAGACTTGCTTTGGCGTTACCACTCAAAGTGTTTGCCAGCTTCTGGAAAGACTCAGCTGTGACATCAGAGTAATTGCCAGTCAGCGTGAGCGCATCCTGCAACTTCTGCAAGTCGTCTGCTGCGTCATAAGCCGCCTTGGCTGTTGCAGCAATGGCAACAGCGGCAACAGTCAATCCAACACTCACTGGCGTAATAAACGACCCAAGAGCCTTGAACATATTGCCAAGACCACCCATTGAATCCTTCAACTGACCACCCTGTTGCATGATGGCAATGAATGGGCTTTGGCCTGATGCGATTTGCGTGAACAAGTCAGTGGTCTGATATGTAAGTTGCAGCTTCTGCTGCTCATTCATCTTAAACTGAGCTCCAGCCGCGCTTTTGGCAGACATTGCAATGGAGTCATAAGCCTTCGCCTGATCCAGCAATTGCTTCTTTACATCAGAAGTGGCGTTCTTAAAACGGCCAGCGGCCATCTCGCGCTCAACCTGAGTGACCTTAGAAACAACTTTGCCGTAATCGTCTGTGGCGTATTTCAGCGCAACAATCTCTTTGGCCGCAGCGTTTGTCTCTCGCTCAATTGCGTTCTTAAGTTTCTTGTTTTCAGAAATCGCTTTGTCAATGGACGCTGTAAATTCAGCAGTGTCCAGACCAAGGACAACGCCAAGTCGGGCAATATTTTGTGAAGCCATTATTTCTTCCTTCGCGCCAGTTTCTTGGCGTATTCAGGAATTCTGATCGCCAATTGTGATTTTAGTTCAGTGATGACGGCATCAGCATTTTCTTGCAGTGCAGGGCGCAAAAATGGATGCGCGGCCATCTTGGATGTGCCAAATTCGTTTGCCAATGACACAGCACTTTTTTTGACCGACACAACCGCGATAACAGCATCCGTCTCATTGACGTAATCGCTCATGTGGTCTTTTGCGTTTGGGATTCTTGCGTCAAGACGAATAGTGTCTCGCATGTGAACAGGATTCTTTTCATCCCTTGGCTTGTCGCCTACATGCGCCCTTGATTTGGCCGATTCAAGAACAGAACCCATTGCAGCCTTGGCAGCAGGCGTAAGCGTATTCCGAGCAACCAAGTCACCCCGGAATCCTTCAGCCAAGTCTTTCAACTGCTGTTCAAATTCAGCAAAGCCTTCCAGTTGGAAAGATTTGCCTTGCGGGGTGTAGGCCATGTCACGCTTTCAAGAATGCCTCCGAACCGGGCTTCATCGCAACAAACATCAGCATCTGCTGGTTGGTCTGCTCACGCTGCTGCTCATCACTCAAAGGCGGAACAATGTAGTCATGCGTTGAAGGCAAGACATCCTGCATTCGGAATGGCTTTGCCGTCTTCTGCATTTTCGAGTTTAGGTTGCCAGTGGTCAAGGAACTTAGCGCAAGCAGCAGCGCTTTGTTCCCAATCATTCCATCCGACAACATAATCTCGATGTTTATCAGGTCATCAACCGGAACATCGTCAGGACACCCACCGTGGGCATAAATATATGCCCTAGCCTGTGAGTGAGCGTCCTGAATCAGTTTTTTCGAGAATCCTTATATCCCGGCTGGATGCACTCAGTAATCTTGGCAATCATTTCAAGCTGCACAGTCATGGGCCATTCAGCTTCGACATCGGAATACGTCAAGCCATCCCATTCGCCAACTTCAGGTACAAGCAGCTTAATGTATTCGACAATGCGCTGCTCCATAAGCATGACTGAACGAGCCAAGCCCTTGGTTGATCGGCCTTCAATGATGACATCATCTTCGGTGACTTCAACGCCTTCAACCACTGTGCCGTCACGGAAGCTGCCCGACATTTTTTCATATCGGCTGTTCAGTTCGGCTTCGTCAATTTTTGTGATGCGGTCTTCAAGCTGCTCCATCTCTTTGGTCAAAGGGATGCGAACTTTGAAAACATGCCCACCAAGTTCAAAACTCTTGGTACGCAGATGTGCAGATGCCTTTTGGTAACTGTCGCCAAAAGCAGATGAAAGTCGTGACATATTGTTCCTATCGTGTAGTTTTGATGATCTTGTCGTAGATGGCCTGATTCAAAGCAATGGCATAGTCCACAGCTTTCTCAGGTGAAATCTTGTCGGCATGATGCCGTGCAATGTCGTGAGCCAACGCAATGGCTGTAATACGCTGCTGAGTAAAGCCAAACCAATTCTTGGAAGAATCAGCTTGGCCTACAAGGAAACTCAACAGGTCTGTATTGTCTTTTACTGTTGTCATATTGTCTTAGGCGTTGTTGGACCAGCCGTAGCTGTTGCCACCGATGGGGTGGATTGTGAAGTTGAATTTGCCTTCAGCAGAAGGAGACATGTCCCAAGACATACCGCCAACCATGCCATTGAAAGCATAGGCAACAGTGTCAGTGCCGTCATAAACAGCAACAACATAGGTGCGAACCACAGTGCCGTTGTAGCCGTCATCACGAATCAGCAACATGGCTGGATCAGCAGGGTTCCAAGCAGAAGTGATGCTCAACGAGGTCACTTGGTTTTGGGTGGTGATCTTTGCGCCAGTACGAGCACCAGCAACAGAGAAAGCAGCGACAGCATCGTCAGCACCGAAAGCAGGGATTGCCTCAACGGGGACTTGCATACCATCAGTGCCTGTACCGCCAGCGGCAGTGCCAACAATGTCAGCAATTTGACCAGTCCAAGTTGCCAACTGAGCGTCAGTCAATGGAGTGGGAGCAGCGCCAGTTTGACACCACAGGGTAGCCGTATAACCGGGCAAGACTTTGTTAATGAGAGCCATTTTGAGTTTCCTTCAAAAAGATAGTTGAACAAGTTGTCTTGTATTACGCCGGAACATCAATGGTGCAATCCAAGAAGATTTGCGCCATATTTTCCTCGTTGTTGTAACTATTGTAAAGCCACATCACATCAGCCTTCGCAATGAAAAAGCCTTCGGATGGACTTCCCAATTGTCCACTGTATCCATGCAAAGCCTGAAGGATTTGATTGGAGATGGTGAACCCGTCTTCAATTTGCTGTGTAAAGATCGAAATCTGGAACACAGGACGGTCAATGCCTTTGTTGCTTTGCGTCTGGCCTGTATAGACGGGCTGATGGACGTTTCGCAGCATCCAAGTAATGAACTTGGGTTGAGTGGCAAAGTTGCGGTTGAAAGCCGCATACACAGGCACAGGATTGACGATTTGGCTCAGTTGGTACTGAATCGCCTTGCCGTACTGAATGACGTTGTTCTGTGTTGCCATTTACACCGCCGTAACAGGGTCAGAGCGATAGCACATCATTCGCACAGTCATGCGGTCATTCGATTCACGAACGTCCGTGATGCGCCAATCGTTGCCACGCCAGTTTATTGAATACGACTGCTGCTGGTCAACAATCATCTTCATGTTGGGGGTGTAGTTGAATGTGAAATTCACCAAGTCTTGATACAGACGATATTTGTCTGCGATCTTGACGTTGTTTGCCACATCTTCCACACGCGCACGGGTCTTGAACCACTCGGTTTGAGTGGTTGATTGCTCACCAAAATCTGACTGACCGAAAGCCAGATTCTTGATGGTCACATCTTCAAAACGTGCGATTGCCATTTACATCACCAACGGCTTATATGGACGCAACAAAGTCTGAGCACCATAAGGAATGGTTTTCAGTTTTGTCTCAGTTGCATCCGAACGATTGTTGTACAGGTGCGTCAAAATCAACAGGCCAGCTTGCTTGATGACAGGATATGCCGCCAAGGGATTCGCAACAGTCGTGTATTCCACAACAATTGGAGCCGTCATCTGAGTGTTGATTTCAGTTGGCAAGCTACTGATGATGACTTTGTTTCCGCTGTTGTCGTAGAAATACTGCGATGAATCGACAGTAGTAAACACAGGAGGAAAGTTGCTGTTGTAGTAGCCAACAACGCCAATCGTCAGAGGAGCATTAAGCTGGTTCTGATTTTGGCTGACCTCTGGCAAGTCAAGGCTTACAGGAGTGGCTGTCAGGCTTTCCGCGCCATACCAAACACGGTATGTCACGGGAAAGATGGACATGCCAAGAAAATCCTCGATATACATCCGAGTTGCCAAGTCCAAAGACAAGACGTATGCGTCCTGACTCTGATCGTCAAACAAGTTCAGATGATCGGTGATTTCATTGGCAGTCAGCCAATTGGTGGTGACATCTCGCCCAATCTGCTCAACCTTTACATAGTTGAACGGATTGCGAGATTGCCCACCAAAAGGCATACCCGTCAAAACGCTGTCCGAGGCCATAGATGCTCCTATTAGGCGCTCATGCGAACGCCAGCAAACGGGTCGCGCACAGTGCTGACCACGCGCTTTTCAGCATACAGTGTAACGAAACCGGGAGTGGTCTGCTCCATCATTTGGATGGACATTTCTTCTGTGTCGCCAATGGTCAGGAAACGGGGCCAGTTTGCCAAGTAGATTGGGAAGGCGCTGGACAGGTATGGGTTTGGAATCACAGGGAAACCGAACATACGGCCAACAGCAGCGCCGTCTTCATCGCCAACTTCCAAGAACAGCGGCAAGCCTTGCTGGTCTTTCAGGCTACGAAGCGAGTCAATCATAGAGGGGCTGATGTGCCAAGCGTTACCGGGCAAAGACCAGTATTGCGATGGGAAAGCAGTGGTCATATCCACCACATTGTTGTATGTCACGCCGCCACCTGTTTGAGCTACTGTGGCGATTGTGTGAATACCATTGGTGATGGCTGTACCAGAAGACCCGTATGCGCTCACAGAGCCAGTTGCATACATATCCAACCCACGCAGACCAGAGGTTGCGCCAGTAGCAGTTGTAGTCGAACCAGCTTGGTCGGAATTCACAGCCATTGAAGCACCTTCAACTTGGGCAAATTCCAAAGCAAGGTCTTCAACAATAGTTGCTTCCAAGCTATTGACATCAGACATGACGGCTTCGCGGATTGGCAGTTGAGCAGTCACCACGCGCACAGGCAATTGCCAAATGCTGGTGTTTGTTCCGGGAGTG